GTCGTAGCTGATCTTCATTTCTTCTCTCGCTCAAGTGCATCTTTGTATCCATGAATGACTTTAGTTCTGAGTTCTGCTGAATCCGCCGCGCCAGCCCACTCTGACAAGTTGTTCCACATCACCACATAATCTTGTGATCGACAGTGCTTTGCATTGTTTGTCAGCCACATTGACATCTGTTGATGGCGTTCGGACGGATTGTGGATTGTCCAAGCAATTGACCAGAACTCGCGCACATGGCAGCCATTCTTGGCTACGGCTCCAACTAGCCCCAACAACAGTAACAGAATGAGCCAGCGCATTTGTCATTGCCATATCCACAGAATTGTATAAGTGCCCCACACGATGAAGGCGACGATTACAGCCGCAAGTATAAAAGCTTCTGGCCAATCTTGCACGCTACCCGCCAAGGCTTACATTAAATGCTATGACTACTTTTGGCTGCGGGCCTTTGTGTTCTTTTGAGCAGTGCATTATGTGGCTTGGGAATGAAATTATGTCGCCTTCGGATACATCAAACTCAACTTCTTCGCCAAAAATCCTAAAGGTTGTTTTACAAGCGCCGTCGGGCAAAGACAAATAATACACGCTTGAAAACATACACCCGCCATGAGTATGCCAAGTATGTTGATCGCCTAAGTGGTATTCTTGAAACCAGTATGTGTCAATGTAAAAACGAGGTTGTCTAAAAAAATCGCAAAGTTTACTTAGATGTTGACACGCGCTTGGGTTAAATATGCCCCAATACTGCTCAGAAATTTGTTTAGAAAAATTATCTTTTACATGGAAATCAGTGTTTGTGATTCGCCCGTCTTTCCACGAGTGAGAAAATTTATCGGCTGAGTCAATAACAGCAAGTATTTTTGGCTTTATGGCCGCGTGGTCTTTCACATGACTTACAAAAATAGGTGCCTGTACACGGTGAACAATCATGCGCCTGTCCTAAAGTTTAAAAAACCGCTTATGCAGTATCGGCCATATCCGCGCTCAGCATCTACTTGATCCATCTGCACGGCAGTAACTTCGTGCGTTATGTAGCTTGGAATAATATATGTTCGGTTAAAGACAGGCTCAAGCACATGCCCCGTCTCGGGTAACAATAGTTCACCCCCTAAAAACTTTTTAGGTTGTTTGTATAAATACGTGACCATAGTAAATATGGCGTTATCCATATGCTCTTTATAGTAACCTTGATTTGTATAGTAACTAACTAATGTGCTATCCCAGTTAACCCGATTGAATTGTTTAAACACGGGGGGTAACTCGGACAAATTTAATTGCGCGCTAAACAATTTTCTATTGTGTTTTAATAATACGGACGTTTTTCTATTTTGATACACGCTGTCTAAAAAAACGCCCGTGTTGTTTTTTAAATAAGTTTTAGTGCCATCGGCACCTATTCTTGCTGCCGACTCCGTTTGTTCTGGATCTAAAAACTCGCCCGAAACACGTAAAAATTCAAGCTCTAACAATATGCCATCAAGCTCGTCTTGCGTGTATGTGTTGTCAATCTGCGCAAAAGGTTTAATTTGGCTCATGGAGTAATTACAGCAGTGTCAGTATCGTTAAAGAAAAGCATGTTCCCTTGGCACGCAATGTTCCAGTCAGGGCCATCGGACTCGCTCCAAGAGGGAACTTGTATACGAACGTGTTTTGCGAGATGCTCAACCCCGTTCTCAAACACGCGCCAGACATGCTCTTCTGTGCCCCGCCCCGGTTGCCCCCTTGATTTGTTAAACCGGATTAGGTACTTGTTCATCTAATGGCAAAACCCTTCATGGGCGTGCCATGTTTTTCTGCAATTAAATTTACTAGTTCACCGTTACCTGTAGAAAACAGCGGATCAATCAAAAATTCAGGATCAAGTATTTCACCTTCAACATCCCGAATAGCATGGATGCAAGAACACACTGTGTTTTTTTCCAACGCGGTTAAACGATGGCGCTTGTCTTTGTTGATAAACACCATATTGGGGGCGTTAAAAACTTTAGATGAAATAACTTCATCGTTGTCATCCAGAACATCCACTACGACAGAACCCGTGCTTACAAGCGTTGCGTGGTCGTATGTGTGTTGATGTCCGTGCTCAACATCCCCGACATTTGCAAAATGCATTAACCTACAAAAAACGGTGGAAGCGGTGGAAGCGGAGGCCCCGGAGGTACCGGTGGTTCAGCGACAAGTAGCGTAAAAAGCAACCCGCCTAGCGGTGGTGGTGGTGGAGGTAACAACTTAGGCGTTGGAAAGAATGGTGGTAATGGGTCAGCCGGTATTGTAATTATATCTTTCGCGACAGATGGTTCTGACGGCGTAACAACAAGTTCAACTGGTGGAACTATCACTACATCAGGAAGTCAAACAATTCACACATTTACAACGAGCGGGACCTTCACTTGCGTTGCTTCTGATTCATCAAGTAGATTTTTTATGCTTTATTAATAAATAATGTAGAAATATGCAAAAACCAAACTTCTCAATTTGTCTTATCGCCCGGAACGAATCAGCAACTCTTCCAAGGCTTGTATATTCGCTTAGAGATTTTAAAGATAGAGGAGGGGAGGTCATACTCCTAGACACGGGTTCGACAGACAATACCGTGGAGGTTGCAACCTCGCTTGGGTGTAGAGTTATTTCTGTTGGAGATAAATTCCGAATCAACATCGATAAAGATTTAGCGGATAAAATCAACGCGCATTTTGTGATTGAAGGAGAAGCCCCAGTCGTAAAAGAAGGAGAATCTCTTTTTGATTTTGCTTCTGCTAGGAATTACGTCGCAGAGTTTTCTCAAACAGATTTCTGTCTCACTCCAGACTGTGATGAGATATACACGAAGTTTGATATTGATAAAATAAATGAAGTTATAGAAAAAGGCGCGGCTCAGCTGGAGTATGAGTTTGTATACAGTCACGATGAATTTGGAAACCCGGTTACAAAGTTCAAACACTGCAAGGCGTACGATAGACGAAAGTTCAAATGGGTCGGTATCATCCATGAAGTTCTGAGAGGTGAGGGAGCCAAGGCATATTTAGGAGAGGATATAATCAAACTCGAACATTATCAAAACGAGAAGACAAACCGCTCTGGATATCTGAAAGGTCTCGCTGTTGATTGTTACAGCAATTTAGACAACGATAGAAACTCACACTACTTCGCGCGGGAGATGATGTATCTTGGACGTTACAAATCAGCGATAAAAGAATTCAAGAGACATTTTGAAATGAATAGATGGGCGACAGAAGCCGCGCAGTCTGCTCTATACATCGGTGATTGCTATAAATATCTAGGAGACGCGGACAATATGTTTTTGTGGTGGACTAAATCTATTGAAAAAGAAGTACGACGCGAGCCTCTGATGCGTTTTGCAGAATATTACAGCCGGAAAAGTATGCACAGACAGACAATTGCGTACTGTGAAGCGGCTCTTTCTGTGACTGAGTTACCATTTTATTCTAACCATCAGCCATATTACGAGAACACCCCGCACGAATTACTGTACATAGCGTATTGGTATGTTGGTAATAAAGAAAAGAGCAAGGAACATTACCTGAAGGCTCTAGCGTTTAGCCCGAACAACAAAAAGTACATTGAAGATGGAAAGTTTTACCAATAAACCAATTGATTTTAAAAATAAAAGGTATAGAATTAAGTTGATAAATAATAAAAAATGACACCGCAGATAATCATAAAACATAACGTAGGAAACACAATTGAGATTCCAAATCAGTTGGACGTGAAATGCTCGACATATATGAGCGCGAATACCGCAGCCGCAGTTCTCGCTATCCCGGTTGATAATGCTACAGAATTTACATCTGGTTCGAGTATCCTTCTTTTGTTATCTTCTATCGGAGCAGACAATGCAGAAATTGTTACTTCCGCATCTCATACAGTATCTTCTTTCACGACTCTCGCGACAGTAATGCCTCATAACCGTGGGGACATTGTAAGCCAGATAAATTATGACCAGATTGTAATTTCTAAAGCCTCAACCATAGATGGTTCATACAGTGTACTCGCAACTCAATCGTTATTTACAACACAACAGAACACGGTCATCTACGATGCAACTGGGTTATCAACCGACTACTATAAAGTGGCGTGGAAGAATTCATTGACAGCTGCATTGTCAGAATACTCTTCTCCCATCTCTGTTTCGTCGTACCCTTCAAACTCAGTCGCTTCTCTCATTACTCCAGTTTTGAAAGCTATGGGTGTGGACAAAAACGACTCAAAAATTACTAGCGAGTTCTGTATCTCAGCTATTGATGATGCGAGAAAATATACACAGGGAAAGTTGTACGGAATCCGTCACGCGTGGCAACAGACTTTTGAATTCCCAATAAAGATTTTAGCTGGAACAAATTATGTAGACCTACCAGATGATATCGATTTCTTGGAAACAGACAGGTCAGTTCTCGCAGCAAGATTTATGATTGGAAATGTTTTGACTCCATTCAACTTGAAATATATTGACAAGCGTTCATGGAACCAGATTGCTTTCTCAGTTATGGGGGGAACGAACCAGGCCACTGTTCTCACTGGCGCAACTTCAATCACTTTGGACAGCGTTGGTGATTTCCCAAATGTCTCTTCTGGAGTTGCCTACGTTGCAACAACAGCCTACACTCAAACTATCATGCAGATTGCGTATACTTCTGTGGACCTTGCAACGAATCAGTTGCTCGGTGTGACAGGAGTTACAAGAGATATTCCAATCGGAACGAGGGTCTGGTCGAGACCGACAATTTCACAGCCTATCTATTACACAGTCTACGACGGAAAATTGTTTTTCGATAGGATTATTCCTGACTCAATGCAGGGAAACAACCTCTACATTGATTATTATAAGAAAGTAGATGAGGTAGTAAATCTCTATCAAGAGCTCCCAGAGCACTACAGAGAGATTTACAAATGGTATCTTCGCTACGCAATCAAATATCGAAAAGATATTTCTTTGGAGAGTGACGACCCGGATTTGAAGAAATTTGAAGGATTAGTGGAAGCACTTTTCAACAATCTTTACACCGGTCAAGATACTACGATAATTACAAGTTAACAAAATAAAATTATGGCATACGACAACCCACTTATCCCAACAGTAGATATTCAACAGAGAGAACAACCAAAGAGCAACGGCTCAGCCGCTTTGATTACTTTCGGTACAGTTATTGGAACACCACCAGCAGGAGCAACCTACGCAGGTCTCTTCTCGTTGGAGTGTTTATTGCAAGACCTTAACGGAACAGCTGTTTACCAGAACACTGGTACAGTAGCAGTTCCAGCTTGGACAGCAATCGGAACTGGCGCAGCTGGTTCAACTGGCCCAACAGGAGCAGCCGGAGCAACGGGTCCTACAGGTCCTACAGGTCCTACAGGTCCCGTTGGTGAATATAGCGCAGGCCCAACAGGCCCAGTTGCTACAATCACAATAGTAAACGGTCTAGTTACAAACATCACAGTCTAGTTTTTCTCTTCCTTACTCAAATATTGAGTGAGGGGATAGACAAATTAAAAAAAAATGGCAAAAACAATTGAGAATTTCAGAATCCCATATCCAACAGAAGGAGTCATCCGGTCTGCTCAGCTTAACGATACTGTGTGTCCTGAGGATTCGGTTCAACTAGCTGTGAATATGAACTTCGATAAAATCGGCTCTATGACAACTCGCCAAGGAGCAGAAACATACGCGACAACCCTCCCAGCGAGCGTCACTTCTTTCGGCTCTCTAAATATCCAAGGAGGAATTAAAAGATTGTTTGCACAGCACGGTACAACTATTACGGCTTGGGATGGTTCTGCTTGGACAACAAAAAGAACAACGACAGTTTCTACAAAAGCCAGGTATTCACAGTGGTTGAATAAATTGTATATGGTGAATGGGACAGACGCTCTCCAGTGTTCGGACGGAGGAAACTTCGCAGCAACAGCGGGATTCGTCCCGTCAACAGCCATGCCGATTGGTGATTATATCCAAGCCGGATTCGATGGACGTATTTGGATTGCATCAAAACCAAATGATGCTCTTTATTATTCAGACATCGTTCAATTCACACCGCCCTCTACTTATACAGTTTCGTACACCGCGACAAACTATATTCAGAGCCTATCCCCACAGGACGGAGAATCAATCACTGGATTATTCCGTGTTCCAAAGGCTCTTCTCGTATTCAAACAGAATCACATTTACCGTGTGTACAGCGCGGACAACGTGGACCCATATCCAGCATACAATGTCGGAACATATTCTCAGGAATCTATCATACAAGGAAAAGACGGTTTGTATTTCCACCACTCATCAGGATTTTATAAATTCAATTACGACGGACAACCTACGGAAATTTCTCGCCGTGTTATCGATTTCGTGAAGGCAATTCCTCGCGCTTCATATGAAAACATTGTTGGTGTATACGATGGATATGACGCTGTGAAATGGTCTGTTGGTTCTGTAACTGTCGACGGTGTGACATACGCAAACTGCCAAATGAGATATACAATCTCCACACAGATTTGGACAATCTACGATTACGCAGCAACTGGTATCACTGCATTAATCAGATATGATAACGGTACAACAATCGAACAAATTGCCGGAACTTCTACTGGCCTAGTTGGTAAATTAGATTCTGGAACCACAGATTTCGGAGCGTCTATATACTATGAGATGATTGATAGAAAAAGAAGCTTTACAGAATTATTGTCGCGAGTAAAAAACATCACAGGTATCTCTGTCCTCGGTGAGAAGGCTTCTGGAACGCTTATCCAGTATCAAGTTGATAAAGAGCGACCTAATGTTTGGCATGATATCGGAAAACTTAGCGATGAATACGTCACCCTATTCCCGAACGCCGGGACAATAGATTTCAATATAGTGACTTTGCGCGCGAGAGGGAACAGCATCGGAGAGACTCTTAGCATCGATGGATTCGAGTTGTTGACGGTCCAAGATAAAGGATTCGATAAAAACTAATATGAAATTATCGGAATTACTTTTGAACAGGTGGTTATACAAAGACAACACACAGAGTCTTGAAACTAAAGATTCAACATCTGTTTCTCTTGATTCCAATACTCCAGAGCCAACAGCCATTCCATCTGGAGGCGCGGCTCAAGATATTAATACTGGAAACGTGACAATCAATGGAGAGCAAATCACTCCTGGAACAATTCCTCAATCCGTTCTCGATATTGCGAACTGGGGGTGGGGCCAGACGAGCGCATTTTCTTCTGCCTCTGCAACTCAGGTGAACTGGGGAGCTGGTACGTTCAAGTCAGCGAGCGGAGACACATATTCTATTTCATCTGGAAACACCGGAACAATGTCCGCGAAGAATTATATTTATTTTGATGTATTAGCTTCTGAGACAACTTACCAAGTTACAACAGTTCCAGGAAATGCTGTTGGAATCGGTAAAGTCTTGGTTGCTGTTGCTCAGAATGGTGCGACATCCGCTACTTATAATTTGAACGAAGCGACTCAGATAGTCGGGGATAATATTCTAGCGAACACAATCAATGCGACAAAGATGAATGTCGGACAACTTTCTGCTATCTCTGCAGACTTAGGTTCCATCACCGCAGGAACAGTTACTGGTGCGCTTCTACAAACAGCGGCATCAGGAAGTAGAGTTGAAATAAAAGGAAGTACAAATGAGATAAACATTTACGATGCATCAACAAGAAGAGCTAGAGGATACCAATCTGGGTGGTCATTCTATAATACATCAGGGACAACTGTCGCAGATATATATGCAGGAACAACCGCCCTAGGAACAAACTCTTTACTTTTAACCGCAGCAGCGACGGCAACCGGAAGTTTGTACTTGAACGCTGGCTCTTCAGGGACTGTTGGCCTATTCGTTGACGGAACATCATACCTGCAAGCTAGTGGTACTACCGCCGAAATCATTGTGTCCAAGGACATTATGCCAGTCGGGTCGGTGAGACTTGGAGACCTAGGCTCGGAGTTTACACATATCTGGGCGGACACTGCGATATTCACAGATGTCACAGCCCAGGGAGATTTGACTGTGAATTCTGGTGGAAGTATCTCTTTGAACGGAACAGCAATCACTGATTGGTCAGACATATCTGGAGTCTCTGATTTGAGTGGTCTGACGATTGATACAACAAAAAACTGGGCAGGGTATGGAATTACAAACCTAGACCATTTATCCTTTAATGGAGCAGGAAGCTACATCGAGGACGTGAGCGCCGTATACCTGGCCGGAAGGAGTTCGAACCCTAGTTCTCCTGAGGGGTCCATATGGTTTTATAGCAGCGGCGGGACTTAAGAAATCAGAAATTAAATCCGAGGAAATAGCTAGCGGGTTAATTTTAC